ACTGTACCTCAAATAATACATCATCAAAGTCTGTTGCTGTGTAATCTGTTTGTCCNCCAGTNAANGANCCTGCNTTTTCAAAAGTTAAGATGTCACCTGGTTCGAGGCCGTGAGCCGAGGGACATGTGATTGTAACCGTGGTTGAACCATTCGTAGTAGTAATATCACAACCTGATTGTGCTAGTGAAGTATCAAAAGGTGTAATGTCATAATAATTATCACCGTCGTACACATATAAAATTTTGTTTGTACCAAAAGCTATATATCTTCTTCCCTCTAGATCAGCCCAACTATGTGAATCTCTTGCAGCTCCGACAAGCCTTTGGTTCATTATTTCTTGCCATCCACCTACTTTTTCAGGCATACCATATCTAAATCTAACAAAGTCCCCGTCAACCCATTGGTTCTCAGCCCCTGAGTCGGACGCTTGTTTATTGAATCCTGGTGCAAACTGTACTTTTGTTAATGGCATACTTGGATTATACACCATATACGTATATCTATAAAGATTAGGCTTTACTTATCTAATCTTCTACATTCAGGTACAGGGTATCGTAATACTCCATTTTCCATTACTATTCTTCTTATAAATGTAATTAAAGTTAGCCTGTCTTCTTTTATATCTTTGTCTAAAAAGTTTGAAGCTGAATGATGTTGGTTAGAGTCAAACATGAGGATTCGGTTGTATACAGAAGNAACCTCTAAGTTTTTTTCAAAATTATTATTGTGAAGATTTACAGCTTCTATTTCTTCTTTTTGGTGTTTTTTCTTTAAATTAAACTTGTGTTTATTTTTAGCTGTTGAGTTAGAATTGTAGAAATTCTTTTTTGTCCATAAAGACGTTCCACAATTTTTATGTTTACTTAAATAAATTATAGCGGTAACTTCTGCATCATCCTCATGTATCCAACCTGGATTCAAATGTCTTTTGCTAGATATTTTTTGAAAATAACTATCAGCATTAAAGGCTAAATTCTTAAAATCATTAGGGTATAAAACACTTAATATTTTTCTATGAACGTATTCAAAAAAATCAAAATCTATTTGATGTAAAGGTATAGTTCTTTCACCAGGCCATCTCCCTAGTGGGTCTCTACCAAATTGAAGTTTCGATGAAAAATCTTTAATTTTTTCTGGATCACTAAAAAAATCATCCATTATTATTGTAGGGTATATCATATGTAGTTTATGTTAATATTAAATCTTGCCTTTTGATCAGTGCAATTTGTGCTACAATGTGGTTTCATAGGGTCAAAAAATAAAGCCCTGTTAGCTATTGATTTTATTTCTTTACCATTATGAAGTATAGTTCCACCATTACATGTGTTTAAAGATAGTATTATACCTTTTGACTTTATATTGTTTTCATAATCGACATGCTTATCATGTATAATTTTTTCTTTGGAACTTGGGTAGCAGTTTGCTTTAACTCTAAGTAAAGCAAAGAAATTTATTTTAAACAATAAGTTTTCATTTATAAAATTAAACCAATCACTTGTAGGGACATTTTTATAATAGAAATGGTGCATGAGATAAAACATACTATCATTTTTTTCAGCTACTCCATCAACAAAATAGTATGGAAAAGAATCACCCATTAATAAGTTAGCTATTTTATCAAAGTTTTCTTTTGGTAAAAAATTGTCTATAACTTTCATTTTGGTATTACTATATTCCAATCTAGCTTAAATATTATATCTTGCAAGTTTATTACCTTAATTTTATTTTGTTTTAAATATTGATGTAATTCTTCAACATCGACAATAATCCACTGATCCCGTAAATCATAAACTATTTTATCTGCCTTTGTTTTAAAAGAACCTCCTTTAGCATTATTTTTTAAAGGTCTAGTATCAAATTTATAAAAACCGTTCTTACCCTTGAGTGTGCCAGCTATATTCCAACCAGGTTTACCTTTAGGGTACTCTATGTTTTCTAAGTTATCTTCAAAATTCATAATAATTATCAGAGTCTTTATTACCTATTTTACCAGTAGGCATTATGTTTAATGCTAGTGAGTACCTAGTTTCATTATTATTATTTAACATTATTTTATGATAAAGATTACTTGGAAATATAATAATACCTCCTTCCTCAGGTACTATTTCAAAAGCATTTGAATTAAACATGTTATCTTCTTTTTTATTAAAATCAAAAAACTCATCTTCAAAATTCATAAAACTTAAATTACCGTGAGCTTTATTTAAATACAAAACTGCGCTAAAAACAGAATTTTTATGTTTATGATAATCTGAGGTTTGATTTGTTAGAGTTTTTGTAAACCAAGATGTCGTTATATTAAAAGAGTTACTGTATTGTAAAACATTACCAGTATAGTCATAAATATATTTTATTATTTGTTTTTTTATATCCTTTAGTGATTTTTTATTTAATATTTTTAAATTAGTAGAAAGACTTGAATGATTACTTACGCTTTTAGTATACCCTGCTTTTGTGTAAATTTCTTTTTGAGCAACACTTAATAAATACTTTGTATCAATATTAGTTTGTTTTAAATAAACTGGCTTGCTAAATAAAGAATATATTTTCATTTAAATGTAATAACCAATATTACTCTTTCTTTCTTTTTCGGAAAAACCATTTTATGTTTAACTCTATTAAAACATACACCTTTGTATTTTTCAGGTTTAATATTTATTATTTTATTTTTGTCTTTTAAAATTGTATAACTTTTTTTATCACAATCATTTAAATATACAATAAGCTGCCAATGAGGAAAGTCGTGATCTGTATGCCAACCACAAGTTTTTTTTCCATTTGCATATGTAAGATTAAAACCAGCCCTAATAATTTCAGTATATTCTATTTTATTTTTTTTACAAAAATTATTTAATATATCCACTACATCTTCATAGTAAGGTGAATTTATTAAAGGTTCTGTTTCTTTCCTGATCTCTGGTCTTTTAATTATTATGTGAGCTAAATACGGATCGTCTTTAATAAAACTACCTGTAGTATTATGATAATAAAAAGGAAAAAAACCACCAAAGACATGCTTTATAAAATCTTTGTTTTTGTTTGATAAAAAATTTTTGTCTTCTATAAGTTTAAGCATGTGGGTAAAGTGAGATAGAAGCAACAACTCTAGCTTCATTAGAATTAGCTGTATGGGTTAAGCCACAAGGTATGTACAAAACATCTCCTTTTTTTAAATAATAAGACTTTTTTAAAGAAGGAAAATAATACTCTGTAGTATTATATAAGCCAAAAATTAAAACATGTTCTTTGTCTTTATGTGTTTGTCCTCTGGCACCTTTAAAAGAAAAGAATAAATCAAAAGCTCCATCTTTAAACATAGTCTTAGTCTCTTGTTTAATATAGTCATGTAAAGATTTTAAATAAATACAACGATGCATCCATCTAATTTGAAATACATAATCCAAAGCTTTATTAGAGTTAAAATCTTCTGGATTACATTTTATTACATGTAAATATTCTTCGGTGTTTAATATCTCAGTTAATTTGTTTAGATCAAAATCTAAACCATTTATTAAGGATTTAATTAATAATACTTCTTTATTAAAAACCCTTTTAAGGTTTCGTTGCAACGATATCATTGATTGTAAATCTTAGATTAGCGTTTCTACTTAAAAGTGCTTCGTTCATCTTAAGTATTTGTTCAAGCGCAACTAGTTTTGTTTCAATATCTATTTTTAAGGATTTGTTCATAGATTTTTCACCTTTAAGAACCATTCTTAATTCTTCATTATCTCCTGTAAGTCTTTCAACTTCATTTTCCAATTTTACAATTTTATTTTTTAATTCATTGCTCATTTATTACTCCTAAAATATATTTTTTTGACTACCTAATAATTTTCTACCATCATAAGCAATATTATCAGGATCTTTTTGATCATTATAATGAAGAAAAACTTGACAGCAATACTTTCCCTCAAATTTCTCTCTCCAATGCATTAATTTTTCACCTCTATATATAACAAGATCTCCAGGATTTAAAAGTATTTTATTACCTTCCATAAATATAGGCCAAAGATCACCTCCTAAATTAACTGTACCTGAAATATCACAACTTTTTCTATCTATGTGTTTTTTCAAATCATGATCTGTTCTATAAACTCTTGCATAGGAATAAGTTTCAATCAATTTCATTTTAGTTTTTTTCTCAATTGTTTTTTTCAAACTTTGCAATAAAGTTTCAAATGCAAAGTCACTATAACAACTNAAAGCACCAGGTACTTGATCATCATCAAACTTACCTACAAGTGTACAAAAATTTGGTATAACTCTATCTTCAAACATTTGTCTCACTGCTTTTTCTTTTAACAAAAAATAATCATTTAAAAACTTTGTTAGATTTTCATCTACAGCATTTTTTAAAACTAAATAGTGATCTTTCTTAAAACTCATTTTAATTTAACATCAAAAGAAATACTTATTCTATCTTGTTTGGATTTACTTTGTTCTACAGCATGTTTTAAATTACCTGGAAACATTAAAAAAGATGATTCCGATGGCATATGTTTAAAAACATTTGTATTATGGTCATTGTACTCATTAAATTCTTTTAAGAAAAAATTATTATGTATAGTAAAAGGATTATGAAAAATTATTCTTCCAGAATTTTTTGGAACTTTTAAATAATAAATTCCTGAGAAATGACTATCCACATGTATATGAGGCCAGTTAAAGTCTCCAGCTTTATTTATGTTAATCCAAGGTAAAGAAAAATCTAAATTAACTTCTTTTAAATCATAAATTTTTAAATTAGATCTTATGTGACCTTCTACTTTTTTATATAAATCCCAAAATACTTTGTGTTTATTTATATCTATTTTTGGAGATTGGTATCCCTCATTTGAATGCTCAACACTTTTTTCTGTTTTATGTATTTTTTTACAAACTTTTAACAAAGCATTATCTAACTTTGTTGTATTCTGTAATTGTTGTTCGAATATATTTAAACTAAATGTGCTCATTTATTTTCCTTTTCTAACACAGAGTATAAACTCGGTTCTTTTTTTACTCTTTCTTGGCATTCTTTTTTTGATGTATTTAAATTATTTATTTGTTCCATCCAATTTTTCGAAAGATTTTTTATATCAGATTCATTAATATATTCAAGAGCAAATNTATCTGTTGGAGACCAGTTCATTCCAGCAGCAATACAATGTAAGCCNCCCTGCATATGAAAATGATAATTTTTTGATCTATCATATGAAGCTGTTAAAAAGCCATTTATTAAAGAAGGCTTTAAATTTATTAATTTATCTTCCCAAGATTTATTGAAGTTAGCTTTCCAATATTCAGTATCTGTTCTGTGGGATAAAGCATAATGCAAAGCAACAAATTCAGCAAATTCTCTAAATAAGTGTTTACATTGAAAAGTAAAATTATCTTTATCCCATTGTGAAACTTTTTCCCTCTGCATATTTCTTACTAAATTAAATAAAAATTCATGAACAGAGTATAAGCCATTGCTTTCTAGAGGTTCTATAAATCCTGCCGCTAACCCTATTGCACAAACATTTTTTACCCAAAGTCTATTGTGTATACCTACACGCATTTTTATATTTCTAAATTCTAAATCTTCTTGACCTAAATGTTTTTTAAATTGTTTTAATGCTGTATCATCATCAACAAACTTACTGGAATAAACATACCCTGTTCCTATTCTTGACCATAAAGGTATATTCCAAACCCAACCGTTTTCTATAGCAGTGCAATTTGTGTAAGGTTGTAATTCTTTTTGTTTATTTTTATATTGTATTCTTGTAGCCCAGGCAGAATCATTTGGTAACATATCACTAAAAGATTCAAAAGGTTCTTTAAAAGTTTTACTTAAAAGTAAAGATTTAAAACCTGTACAATCAATATACAAGTCCGCTTTGTGTTTTTTATTTAATGATTTTATTCCATCTTCATCTTGTTCAATAGTTTTAATATCTTCTTTGATATGTTTAATCCCTTTTGGTATACAATATTTGTCTCTTAACCATATAGCAAATTTAGTTGCATCAAAATGATAAGCATAAGATGTTTTTTGTTTATTAAATTTATTATTGTTTACATAAGCCATTTGATTTGGAAACATACAATCTGCATAATCACTATTTGGGGTTTCGGGGTTTAAAAATTTTTTAAACCACCAGTCATTTTGAGCATACGTTCTACCAAATGGATAATGAAAACTTTCTCCTTTTTTATAAAAGTCTGTAAATTTAATGCTTAGTTTATAACTACCCTCTGTTTCTTTTATGAAATCTTTCTCATCTATTCCAATATAATTTACCCAATTACGAATACCCTCAATAGTGCTTTCGCCTACACCAACAGTCGCTATGTTGGGCGACTCTATCAAAGATATATTTTTGTTAGGAAAAGCTTTTAAAAGTGTAGCGGCTGTCATCCAACCAGCGCTGCCTCCACCTACAATTAAAATATTTTTCATTTAAACTGTGGTCCTTTCGTCCAAGAAACTAAGGTATGTCTCACACCAGAAGTTACAGGGGTGACTCTATGTGTAATAAAGGAAGGAAAAACTATTACTGTTCCTACTTCTGGTTTTAATTTTATAATATTTTGTTTTCTTTCGTTATCTAATTTAAATTGAAATTCACCACCTTTATAATCTTTTGGATTATTTAAAAATATAACACTTGAAATTTTTCTAATAGGTTCATTTTTATCTTTTGCAAATTGACTATCTTTATGCCAAGTGTAGTGTTGATTTAATTTATATTTTGTAAATTGTATTTTTTCTGTGAAGTCAATATCAAAATTCCAACCTGCATTTCGATTAGATAACCCAATAAAACGGTGTATTAAATCATACATCCATTTTTCATTTATCCAATGAACTAAAGAATTACGAGTTCTTTTTTTTATTAATCCACCATCTGCTTTAGACCCAACAGTTGCTTGTTCATCTCTTAATGAAGAATAATGTTTTATAATTGCTTTACAAAAATTATTAGGAATAGCATTATTAAAATGCCACGTTCTTTCTTTTAAAACCATAATATAGATTATGGTATACAGCTAATTGACTATAAAATCAATTATTCGCCTGAAAAACTTGTGGTTATTAAATCCCACTGTTGATCAGTTTCATTCCACTCATATTGATAAGTATTAGCATTATCAGCTTCTTGCTCAGCCGTAAGAGCTGGTGCAGCGCCTACAGGTGAAACCCAATCATCATTAGCATCTAAAGTCCAAGATGGATAAGGTTTTGGTGCTATAAATTTATCTTTTGCTTCATCGTAAGTATGATCTGGCCCTGCAAAATGTTTTCTAAAGTTATTATTATAGGAAGTTTGTACCCATTTAACTCCTAAAGGTGATAATGGAACTGTGTTTTCAAAATGCGTTGCAGCTTGAACAGATTGTTCTCCGCCGTTGTTAGCAATATCATCATTACATGCTACAACTACTCTTAGTACCTTGTTGTTTTCATCTATCTCTGCAAAATGTGCCATAAATTATTTCTCCTAGCTTGAAGTAAGTGTTCCCGATACTGTAAAAGTTGCTATCTGTTCTCCAGGTCCTGGGTCTGTTGTTAAAGTGTTTGTTCCTGGTGAAACCGCTAAACTTGCATCTCCAGGAGCTCTAAATACTATAAATCCAGATCCACCGCCTCCAGCAGTAAATCCACTTGGGCCGTTTTTAGCTCCGCCTCCACCGCTTCCAGTGTTTGTTGAGCCATTTCCTCCAGCTCCGCCTCCG